AAAGAGCATCACTTGCACAAAATAGAATTAATAAAGCAGTGGCCCAAGCCAAAGAGTTTCAAAGAAGAGAGCTTATGGCTGTGCAATATGCTAATGATCTAAAAGATCAAAATGAAAAATTAAGACAGCAACAAAGAACTTTTTCAAACAGTTACAGTAATGAATTCACGAATCGAGTTGAATCTCAAATGACTTTAGCAAGACAAGCTTTAAAACAAGCAACAGAATCTGGAGATTCTGAGGCTATAGCATCTGCTACAGAAGCTCTAACTTTAGCTGCTTCTGATAAAGCTAGGCTTGAACAATATAGTCAAGCTCAAAAACAATATGAAGAACAAGAAAAAGTTTATTTAGAACAACAAGCCAACCAAATAGATTATCAGTCTGTTGGGCCTCAAGAGAACTATGCAGAGCCATCATCTAAAGCTCGTGAATGGGCAAAAAACAATACTTGGTTTGGACAAGACCAAGTTGCAACCTCAGTTGCTTTTGCAGTTCACAAGCAATTAGAGAACGAAGGCTTTGACACAGACAGCAATGAGTATTATAGTGAGATTGATAAGAGAGTGCGACAAGAGTTGCCTCACAAATTTAACGTGGAAGCAAATAAAAAACCCGTCCAGACTGTTGCTTCACCAACACGCAATACATCGACCGGACGCAAAAAAAATCGTATTCAATTGACGCCAAGCGAACAGGCATTATCCAAAAAGCTTGGAGTGTCATTTAAAGATTACGCAATACAAAAAGCGAGGCTACAAAAATCATGAGTAATAAAGATACTAGAGAAACTAGAGCAAACAGTAATGATGATAAGACTCCTAGAGAATTAGAAACTAGGAAGACTGAAGAAAGGCCAAAAGTATGGAAAATGCCAACGGCCTTAGAATTACCAGAAGAGGCAGTAAATGCCGCCAAATCTCAAGGTATTGTTTATCACTGGGTGAGGGAATCGGTAGCTGGAGTTGAAGACAAAACGAATGTCTCAAAAAGATTTCGTGAAGGATTCGTTCCAGTTAGACCTGAAGAGCTCCCCGGATATCATGAGTTGCCTATTGTCGATGATGGTCGTCACGCTGGAGTTATTGGAGTGGGTGGTTTGATACTGTGCAAAATACCAAAAGAAATCGCAGATCAAAGAAATCAATTCTTTGAACAACAAACCCAAAACCAAATGACAGCTGTGGAAAACGACCTAATGCGTGAAGAGAATCCTGCGATGCCGATATCGAGAGATATGAAATCCAGGGTTACATTTGGTGGAGAAAAAAGCAGTTAGTTTTTTTCTCTTTTTTTAAAAAATAATTTTATAGGTACATATATTATGGCTAACCAAGATGCTGCTTTCGGCTTAAAGCCAATTAGAATGCAAGGAAGTGGAAGTAATAGCGAAGGCGTTACTGAATACTCACTTGCTTCAGGCGCAAGCGGAAACATATTTTCAGGCGACCTAGTGAAGATGACCAATGCTGGCACTATTTTAGTTGCTAGTGCTACGGATAATCCTCTGCTAGGAGTCTTTAGGGGATGCAAATTTACCAATGCGAGTGGAGAAGTAATTTATTCTTCTTACTGGCCTAATGGTACAGTTTCATCAGACGCGGTGGCTTTCATATGTGACGACCCTAATATGTTATTTGAAGTGCAAAGCGCTGCTACAGGTTCTGTAGTACAAACAGTTGTTGGTAATAACGCCGACTCTGTTTATGCTTCTGGTTCAACATCTGATGGACAATCTGGTGTTGAAATTAGTGGAACTACAGCGGCTACTACTGCACAACTCAGAATCGTTGGATTTTCCAAAGATCCTGAAAATAACACTTTAGGTACTGGATCAGCTTCAGCAAACGTCAATATGATTGTCAAAATCAACGAGCACTTCTACGCTCAAACAACTGGAGTATAAATCATGGCTATTAATCGTTCACAATTAGCTAAGGAACTCGAACCTGGTTTAAATGCTTTGTTTGGCATGGAATACGCTAGGTACGAAGATGAACATAAAGAAATCTTTGAAACTGAATCTTCAGATAGAGCATTTGAAGAAGAAACCTTAATAGTAGGTTTCGGTAACGCACAAGTAAAACCAGAAGGAACTGGAGTCTCATTTGATTCTGCTTCAGAAGGTTATACTGCTAGATACTCACATGAGACTATTGCGTTAGCTTTTGCTCTTACAGAAGAAGCAATTGAAGATAATCTTTATGACAGATTGGGTGCTAGATACACTAAGGCTCTAGCAAGATCTATGGCTCATACGAAGCAAGTAAAAGGTGCATCTGTATTAAATAATGCTTTTTCATCAAGTTATACCGGTGGAGATGGTGTTGCATTAATCAGCACAGCCCACCCATTAACTGGTGGTGGTACATTTAGTAACAGACCAAGCACTTACTCTGACTTGAATGAAACATCTTTAGAAGATGCTTTAATTTCTGTTTCAACTTTTGTTGATGACAAAAATATGATCCTTGCTCTTCAAGGTAAAAAGTTAATCATTCCACCACAATTACAATTTGTGGCTGATAGACTTTTAAAATCACCAGGGAGAGTTAGTACATCTGATAACGATATCAATGCAATTAAAAATCTGGGAATGGTCCCAGATGGTTATTCAGTTAATCATTTTTTAACTGATAACGATGCATGGTATTTATTATCAGATTGTCCTGATGGATTTAAACACTTCGAGAGATCTCCTCTTTCAACTTCTATGGAAGGTGACTTTGATACTGGCAACGTCAGATTCAAAGCTAGAGAAAGATACTCATTCGGATGGTCAAACCCAAGAGCTGTCTTTGCATCACAAGGTGCATAAACCTTTTCCGGGGTGAGGGGAAACCCTCATTTAAAAGGGAGCTTCGGCTCCCTTTTTTTTTACATAAAAAAAATATTTGTTTATTTTTGATTAATAAATGTATAATGCAAGAAAAACATTTTAGGTTTTATGAATACAGCCTTACATGAATGTATAAGTTTAGCTAATTCTCCATGTGTTGGAGTATGTTCAACATCTGTGGCCCCATTCGATGAAACATGTATTGGATGTGGTAGAACTGTCGATCAAATAAGAGACTGGGAATCTTTTTCAGATTTTGAAAAAAAAATAATTAATACTACCAATTGGTTAAAAGGATATAATATAAGACAAAAAAAGGATAAAATAATTATTGTGAAAAATAATATTTCAAGAGAAAAATTAAAAGATATTCAAGGTCGATTAATTACTATTCAAGCTTTAATAGAGATGGTTGGAAAAGATTTAGTAGACTTTTTTGGCACAAATCCTATCATAGAAAATACATATAAATCTCTATATCAATCTAGAGAAAGTGTTTTAGAGGCAAAACAAACACTTCCACATTTAGACTAATCTGATATACTTAATTCAATATCTAGGATAAATTAATTTGTTCTATCGACTGACCTAGCAGACAAGCCGAGACAATAGAACTTATTTCCCAGGAGGAAATTATGGCAAAATCGAGCTTTAGCGGTCCCGTCCGTTCACAAAACGGCTTTATAACCTACAGAGTCGACTCCACAACAGGAGCAGAGACTACCTATGGAACTAGAGAAGGTGGCACTTATCAAATTGGTGGTGTTACTGGTAGTAGCTCAATATTAGGTTCAGCCCCCACAGACTTTTTTACAGGTAAAGGCTCAAGTCCTGATTCTGTAATTAACCCTTTTACAAGTGGGACAACTTCTATAACAGATGCTTTAGGCAACGATATTCCTTTAGGATCAGTTTTATACTACGGCGATAGAGTATTTAGATATGGTAAAGTAGGTGGTGTTGCATTAACAGCAGGAAAACTTGTTCAAACTATTGTTGGAACAAAAGCTGATCACCAAGATTTAGCACCAACAGCAAATGTCGCAGCAGGTGAATATGCTATTTCAGTAGAAACAGCAGGAACTGACCTTACTTTAAATCAATATGCAGGCGGTTATCTTTATGTAAATGATGCAGCAGGTGAAGGGCAATGTTTAAAAATTGCTTCTAACCCAGCACACGATCATTCATCTGACCCTTCAGTTGTAATAACATGTCACGATGCATTGGCTACAGCAATAACAACTTCATCTAAAGTTTCTTTAATGTCAGATCCTTGGTCTGGACTTGTAGTTGCACCAGCAGCAGAAACAGGTGCAGTAATGGGTGTTCCCGTTGTTGACATGGCATTAAGTGCTTATGGTTGGTTCCAAACTTATGGACCAGCAGCAGTATTAACTGTAGGAACATTAGTGCTTGGACATAACGCAGTTAGATCAGCAACAGTTGCAGGTGGCGTAGCTCCCGCAACAAGTGACATACTTGATATTGTAGGAACTGTCATGTTGGTTGATGTAACCACTGACTACTCATTAATTAAGCTCAACATATAAGTAGGAGTAAATTATGGCAGGAGATTCAGATGTACAAGCAGTTTTTTTGACTGCTGACACAAATGCACTTGATGCTGATAGTGCCGCCCAAGCTCAAACACCAAGTGGTGCAGGAAATCTTACATTAAATGGAACTGATGCATCTGGCGGCGTAGTAACATATTCAGCGGGAAGGATCTTAACAGTCCTTTCCGCAGGCGATGATACTGGAAAAACTTTGACTGTTACAGGCACAGATGTAAATGGTGATTCACAAACAGAAGAAATAGTTCCAGCTAATGCTGGTACTAAAACTGGTACTAAGTATTTTAAAACAATCACCCAAATTGCAATTGATGCAGCAGCAGCAGGAAATCTTTCAGTTGGGCATAACGCAAGTTGTGCAGATGTAATTTTTGCAGGAAGGAGCAGATTAAAAGGAACTTATATGGTTAATTCAGCAACAGCTGGAACTATTGATTTCTTAACTACATCACCAACTGGTACAAGCACAATGAAACTTGGAACTGTGGCTAGTGCTACTGTAACTCGTGATGTAAGTATGCCTGAAGATGGAGTGTTATTTACAAGCGGAATATATATTCAATATACAGTTAGCACGTTTACTACAATGACAGCTTTTCATGCGTAATAATGGCGCTATCAGGTAGTACAGATTTTGAACCAAATGTAGCTGAGTTTGTAGAGGAAGCATTTGAAAGATGTGGCCTTGAACTTAGAACCGGTTATGATTTAAAAACAGCAAGAAGATCTATTAATCTTATGCTTGCTGAATGGGCTAATAGAGGTTTAAATCAATGGACTATTGAGCAAGCAACTCAAACTGTTACCGAGGGGACTGCTAGTTACACTTTAAATTCAAATGTAATAGACATTCTTGATTGTTCTTTAAGAAGAACTACAGGTGGAACAACAACTGACATGCAAATGTCAATGATAAGTAGGAGTGAATACTTAAATATTCCAACCAAAGCAACAAAATCAAGACCATCAGAATTTTTTTTAGATAAACTAACAA